CGACTCCAACGGGAACAACAACCGGGACACGTACCCTAAGGAAGCCAACCAGCTAATTCTTAACGCGTTGAAGTCTGCTCCTGATGATTGGCACTCTCGAAGAGAACAGAGCAGTCTTTACGCCAAAAACCTTCGACGAACCCTGAAGTACCCACCCACGAAAGATAAGCTTCAGCAGTATGTGAGTCATCTCCAGGGGGACCCCATGGTGAACCCCCGGCTTGTTGAGGAGATCGTCAAGCACCTCGATACAGATTTGTACTGGGATGAGATTGTTTCCATCGAGAGCGTCGGTGAGCAAGAGTGTGTAGATTTCGAAGTGGAAGGTTCACACAGTTTTATTGTAGACGGTGTCATCACGCACAATTCCACGCTTTTGGGCAACAAGGCTTTGGCCTACGTTGCAATGAACCCCGGCTTTCGGGTGTTGTACGTCTCTCCATCGCATACCCAGACGAAGGTCTTCAGCCGTGACCGCATCAAGGAGCCTATTGACGCCTCCAACGTGCTGCGTGCCTTTACCAGCACGAAGATGTTGTCCAACGTGCTTGAGAAGAAGTTCCTCAACTATGGTTCGATCACTCTGCGCTTTGCGTTTCTCAATGCCGACCGCGTCCGTGGTCTTCCAGCTGACTTGATTCTCATCGATGAGTTTCAGGACATCCTGTTGGACAATGTACCGGTCATCGAGCAGTGCGCATCGCACAGTCTTTGGAAGCTGTTCTGTTTGTCCGGCACACCCAAGTCCCTGGACGGTTCGCTCGAGGTCTATTGGACAAAGTACTCGACCCAGAACGAATGGGTAGTTCCATGCAAACGCCACGGCACTCCCAAAGATCCATCTTCCTGGCACTGGAACGTATTGGATGAATCCAGCATCGGGTTGAGGGGACTCATTTGTGAACGCTGCGGTGGGCTTATCAAAGCTGATGACCCTGACGCGCAGTGGGCTTCCTTGAATCCCGAACCCAATGTGCTCAAGCCTTATGAGGGCTATCGCATCCCGCAGCTGATGGTTCCCTGGATTGATTGGGACGACATCCTTCACAACCAGAAGCACTACAGTCGGCAGAAGTTCCACAACGAGGTACTTGGCCGCTCATACGATTCTGGTACTCGGCCGCTCACCCGTCAACAAATGACCGAAAACTGCAACGAGCGGTTGTCTATGAACCACTACAAGAAGGTGGCCGAGAAATACTCAGGTGGCACACCTATCTTCATGGGGGTTGACTGGGGCACTGGCGAAGGTAGCTACACCGTCATGTCGTTGGCTGGCTACATGCCGTGGGATCCAAACCTTTACACCTACTTCTATCTTCATCGCTTTGAAGGTCTTGAGTCTGAGCCGGAGCGTCAGCTCGACGTCATCATCAAGACCGCCAGGTTATTCAATGTGGCTGTCATCGGGGTAGACTACGGCGGTGGCTACTGGCCAAACGACGAGCTCATCCGTACCTTCGGAGCTGAAAAGGTCAAGAGGTACCAGTGGCTTGGTAACCCCAAGTACAAGCTACGCTATGAGCCTCGGCTTGGCATCCCGCGTTTTGTTTGCCATCGAACCGAAGTGATGTCCGACTATTTCAACGCGATAAAGCGCCGGAACGTCTTTCGGTTTCCGCGTTGGGAGGAGTTCAAGGAACCCTTTGCATCAGACTTTCTCAACATCTACTCCGAGTACAACGAGCGCCTGCGTTTCAACATCTACAAGCATTCCCCCGGATGCCCGGATGACACGGCGCACTCTTGCATCTACAGCTTCCTGGCATCGTTCTTCCATCGAAAGCGGGCGGATGTGGTTCTACCTACCAAAGAGGCTGCTCGGGAGTACGTGGAGGGTGAAGAGGATCACGACGCAATGGAGAACTGGGACATCGAGCTGGACAAGCCACCACCGAGTCGCTAGCTGCGGAAGAGGTTCGGGTGGTGTTTTCGTAACAGCTCGTTCGTATCGGCTGGCAGGTCCTCCAAGCCAAAATGCCTCACCAGCTTAGCTACCGTGCTTTCCAGCGTAATTAACCGAAGGGTCAGGTCGCGGTAGTTTACCAGCTTGGCTTCCTGGTACCGAACGACGCTCTCAGGCGTAATGAAGCGCAGCTTGCCTCCATCCTTTACACGCCGTTCGTCCAGCAATCCTCTGTGGCAAAGTCGCCCTACCGTAGACAGGGAGAGGTGTAGGGCCTCGGCCGCTTCTTTGGCCTTCATCAAGACCATACCGTTGTGATTGATTCCCACTGCTTGACCCCGATGGTAGTTTTGGAATCTGCAGACCACTCTCTACACGAGTTGGAATCGAGGAGTCAACATGAACGACCTGACCGACGGCCTCATGCGAATGCAGAGGAAGTCCCTTTCGGCAGACGATCTCCAAAGCCTGGGCAAGCAAGCGTCCCACATGTACCTGCACGAAGGCGTTCCGCTGACGAAGGCCGTGGTGAAATTGGCCAGCGAGCAGCCCATGACCGTCGAGCAGGTCAAGCGAATCGTGGAGCATGCGAACAACGCCACGTTCCTCGAGGCCTTCGAGAAGCAGGCTGGCGACAAGATCGTCGACTTCCATCCTGCTGACCCGCGCGAGGTTCTACGCTCGCTTGACCAGAGCGCCAGGCCTCCGACCGCGATTTACACGACCGATTACGCATTGGACCCTGCCAAGCTGAGCTGTCGGGACCAGGAGCTCGAGGCGGACATTGCTCTTGCTCAGATGTTCGGCCGCGATGCGGCCACCCCGGCGATGAAGAAGACGGCAACCACCGTGGACGAGGCTGTCAAGTTCATCAAGACTGCTGGCGCTCGAGCAGATGCCGTTCGAGACGACCTGGGTGTTGCCGTCTCGACAGCCAAGCTGAAGATGGCCAATGACGGCTGGCAATACAAGCCGGCCAACCCGTTCAAAGACCTCTACGAGGCCCGGCTCGATCTGCAGAAGCTGGCCGAGGAAGCGGACTATGCCCTTGGCAAGAACCAGCTTCTCGTTAAGGAGGCTGGTGATCAGCTGACCTACGAGGTCAAGCAGCTCATGCTCAACGATGGCAACATCGCTGAAATCGCACACGCGATGGACTCAGCTTTGGGCTACGACTGGACCAAGACCGCCATGGAGATGGTCATTCCGCGACTCGGGCCGGACGTCATCAACCCGACCAAGGCTCGGTCAGCTGCCATCTTCTACGAGATGGAGAAGGGTGCCTCAGCTCGGCCAGTGAATCCCGAGAGCCCTCTGATGAAGGCCTTCACTGGATTTGTCGAGGCGAGCGAGGTCCAGGTGAAACTGGCCAGCTCCAAGCAGAGGATCGACACAGAACTCAACAAGGTTGAGGCACTGGTCGCCAAGGCCGTGAGGGCGGAAAATGCTGCTGCGTCTCGGTAGACTTTCAGAGATTCTCGAGAAGAGCGCAGCTATTGGCCCTGCCTTTGGTAGTGCTCTTGGGAGAGGTCTGGTTGGCGGCATGTCCGCTATTGGCAGAGGCGCGCACGCAACTGGCAAATTCCTAGCGAAGGACAGCTGGAAGTGGGGAAAGCGAGCAGCCGGTGGTGCCCTTGTTGCGGGTGCCACCGTTCCAATGATGGCTGAAGCAGGAAAGCGCTCGGCTCAGGGCATGGGCGATGAAGGGTTTCAAGCAAGGATGATGGGTGCCTATCCTGGCTCTCCTCACATCCCACGAGTTTGAGAGGTCAAAAGATGGACATCATCGAAAAGCTTTCTTCGGCAGGCGAACTTACACCCGAGCAAGCCCAACGCATCCGCAGGAATGTGGAGGCGTTCATGAAGACCGCTCATGCAGACCCTGAGTTCTATCACGAGGCGATGGACAAGTTGGGTGGCGGCGTTGCCGATTGGGGCAAGATGATCGGCACGACGGTAGCCACAGGCTTGGCTCTGGCTGGTGCGACTGAGGGCGTCCACCAAGGTGTCGACCTTCTGAGTCGGATGCGTGAGAAGCGCAATCTCAAGAAGTCCTACGAGCAGATGATGAGTCTGTCTCCTGGCCTCAAGGATCATGACAAGAACCGAGTGCAGGCAGCGTTCGCAACGCTGTCCAACTTCAACCCGGCCTATGCTCGAGATCCCATCGTTGCTGGCACCTTCGTCCAGAACGCAATGGATATGAACCGCATCGACGTGAGCACCATCAATACGCTGGTCAGCTCGCGTGCCCAGATGGACAAGGACAAGAAGACTTTCGACATGGGTGCATTCATTGCGCCGTCGGCAACACTGACCGCCAAGCTGCGAGAGCGACAACACCCGGCGCAGATTGCTGCATGGACAGGTGCAGCTGAGAATGCTCGCAGTCAAATCCAAGAGCGCGTACGCCAGGCTGCCGCACAAACTGTGTCCCAAGCTCAAGGGGCAAAGAATCCGTAATGCTCATCAAGCTCGCCACATTCTTCAGTACGACTCAGGACGGTGAACCCCTGAATCGGGTCTTCCATCAAGGAGACTCGATCAAGAAGGTTGCCGGGCAGATGATGCCCGAGATCCAGGAATGGCTTTCTGGCTATCGGTCTGACAAGGAGAACATCGCTGTCCTCGTCAACGCTCTTGGCGACAGCGAGTGGTGGGGCCAGAACAGTAACGGTGACCGCTTCGGTTGGGGCGCACTGACACACGACTGCCGCAAGCATCCGCAGCAGCGGCATCCGATTGACGACTTCACACACAAGGAGCTCCCAGCTTACGGCTACTGGACGTTCCTGAACGCCCATCCGTTTGCACACCACAAGAACAAGGATCCCAACCGGGCGTTCGGTTCCGTCGCTCTCTCAGTGCTGAACCAGAAGATGCACCGGGTCGAGTTGGTGACGCTCATCAATCGGCCAAAGGCGCTCGAGTTCAATGCCCAGCACATCGTTGACCGCATCGATGCTGGTGAGTACCCAGACGTCAGCATGGGCTGCAGAGTCCCGTACGACGTGTGCACCATCTGCGGCAACAAGTCCAGAACGCGGAACGACTACTGCAACTGCATCAAGAAGTTTGGAATGGGGACGATTCTTCCCGACGGCCGACAGGTTGGCGTGTGGAACCCTCATCCTCGCTTCTTCGACATCAGCTACGTGTTCATCGGTGCCGACAAGACGGCCAAGATGATGATGAAGCTCGGCTCTGGACTTTGGGTGCCTGCATCCGTCATCGATGGCGAAATCCTCTATGGGTTCGACCCGAATGATGAAGAGCTTGTCAAAGCAGCCTCTGGTTGTGGAACGAAATGTGGGCTGTGCGGCCACCATAGCAACTGTGACAAGTTCCAGAAGGTGGCAGCCATGAAGAAGCAGTCTGGTGTCAGTCACATCATTCGTCGCTACTTGAGTGGGGACTCGTCACGAAAGTACACGACCTCCCACTTCGAAACCGGTGAACAGAAGGGTGATGCAACTGGCCATCTTCCTTATCATCATCGGACCAGCATCCTGGCCAAAGATGGTCGCGGCAAGATGTCTCTTGAGAGGCTGTCTTCGTCTCCAGCGAAGAAGGTTGTTGAGATCGAGTCCGAGAAGGAAGCTGCAGCTCGACGGATCACTAAAGCCCTGAAGAGTGCAAAGAAGGCTGCTGCCAAGATAAAGGTTCCTGCTGGCTCGGACGACATTATCCGCCACATGCTTCAGCGAAAGACGGAGAAGTCGGGCAAGACGAAGAAAGCCAACGGCGACGAGACAGGTCCTGAACCCACGTCGGCTCAAGAACAGGAGATCAGGAACTTCATCGCCAAGACTCCGAACCTCGACGATGAAAAGTTCCATCAGTTCCTTGAGGCTCGTGGCATCAACCCTCATAAGGGCGAAGAAGTTGTCTACGGGATCCTTCACGGGATCGAGCAAGGCAAGATCGAGCCGAAGGTCAAGCAAGCCAGTCTTGAGATGGGGCCTCCACCGTCTCCCAATCGGAAGGAGTGGCCTTTCGTTGGCACGATCAGCTTCAAGGGTCTGAAGATCAATGTCGAGACGAAGGCGGGAGCCATTCGCGAAGGAACTGACGCCAACGGTAAGCACTGGTCTGTCAAGATGCTCTACCCCTACGGGGAGATTGTCGGGACAAAGGGCACTGACCGAGACAAGTTGGACGTCTACGTTGGACCGAAGGAAGATGCTGATACCGTCTACATCGTCCACCAGAATCATCCCGACAGTCATCCGACGAAGGCGGGGAAGTACGACGAAGACAAGGTGATGCTCGGCTTTGGCTCTCCGGCCGAGGCCCATGCAGCATACCTCGAGCACTACAACGACCGGAGCTTCTTCCGCTCCATGACCATCATGCCGTTCGACAAGTTCAAAGAGGCAATCATAGACGAAGTCAAAGGCGAGAAGGTCGCAGCCATGGAAAAGGTTGCGGTCGACATGAAGCTTGAGGACCTGTTCAACGGTGCCAAGGAATACGCCCGGCGAGAGCGCATCTGGAAGAACAAGGAGACCGGCGAGGAGACCTACCACGTTGGCTCTGGTCTTGGTAACAGCTTCAGCAACATGCAGAAGACCGCGAGCTTTGGAAAGGCTTTGGCTGAAGTTGGTGGTCTGGGACTCTTGGCAGCCCCGGTTGCGCATGAAATGCACGTGACGAGCGAGGGCAAGAAGCTATCCAAGAAGTCCAAGTTCCTTCACAACGTTGCAGAACTAACGGGTCTTGGAATTCTTGCCGCGCCAGAGATGCCCGAGATCAAGAGAGGGTTGATCAGCCTCGTCAAGCGAGCTTGTGAGGATGACTACTTTGCCGAGAAGCTTGCAGCACAGACCAAGATGTCTTTGCCTGAGCTCATTGCTCGCTTTGGGAATCTCGAAGATCCAGCGGTTGCCCGATTGCTTGAGCAAGCCAAGGGTGGGGAGCTGACCAAGAAGGCTGTTGCTCTTGGCGCGCTTAAGCTGGCCGCGCTCAAGCTGGCTGACGCTCGAAAGATGGCAGAGATCATGAAGCAGCTCGACCCCGAAGGAAACATGGGTCGGGTCTCCGCTGTGCTCTCTGGCCGTGAGCCGTCCATTAGCAAAAACACCCTAAACGAGATGGGCAAAGGTGATCTTGAGTCAGCTCTGGCTACCCCATCAGCGATGGGTATGATGTTGAAGCCCGAGGAGTTCCAGCGCATCATCCTGGCCAAGATCGGTCGGCCAGACCTTGCTGATGAGTTCGACCGGCAGGGCACCACGTTTCCGCCATCCTCCGAGAGCGAGGCTCCGTGCGGGGCTATTGACAGCGGGCATTTCAGCTCCGACATCATGAAGGCACTGATGCCTTTGATGGAGAGCCGTTCCTTCCTGGCACCCGTAGTGCGCCGAAGAATCATTCGTATCACCATCGCTCAACCAATGAACGATGACATGAAGACTGCATCGAGTCCTCTTCTTACGAAGATCGCAGCCGCCTACAATTGGTACAAAGCAGAGGCAGTGAAGATGGCTTGCGATACCCTTGACGTACTTTCCTCAGAGCCAAAACTGGCAGCAGCAGTTGTTGGTCTCTCTGATGAAGGGATGATGTACGAGAAGATAGCTGCGGGTCTCAGCAACGCCACACTACTATCTCTCGGTTCTGTTCCTGCAGTTTTGATGTACGGCGCCCATGCCCGAAGCAAAGCTCTGCATGGTCAACCCATCACTCGCACTGAGCGATTTGCAGCAAATCATCCTCTGCTATCTTCCCTGGGTACTGCTGCTGGGATAAGAGTTGGAGCTGAGCTTCTGGGGCACGTCCCCAAGGCATTGGAGTAGATAGAGTGATTCCGCGGGGCATGAGAGGCTTTCAACCTTGGCGAAGTGCCGCGCCACTCAAACCCAGTGAGCAGATGCTCACGACAGGAACAAGAGGAGAACGATCATGAACGAGTTTTTGGCGAATCTGTATGGCACGGAGCAAGACGTTGGGGCTTCCACTGGTGATGACACCGAGAAGCTGGCGCAAGCCCAGATCCTCGACCAGATGTTCGAGGCAGAGGGCATCAACATCAACGAGCTTCATCCCCAGACCGTGGTGAAGGTGGCCGAGGCAATCTTCGGCGGTCAGACCAAGATCGCTGAGGAAGACGTCGAGGCAGCCCAGAAACACGAGGGCGGCGAGACCAAGAAGAAGGAAGAGAAGGAAGAGGAGAAGGAAGCCGAGGAGAAGCTGGCCGAGGCGGACTTCCTGGGCCGCGTGATGGCGCACTCGTTCGAGAACGAGCGCCGCGAGATCGAGAAGACCGCTCTGTCCACCGAAGGTGTGAAAAAGACCATCGGCAAGGCGATTGACTGGGCAGCCAAGCCCGGCAAGCAGTACGACAAGCTTCGCAACGCTGCTTCGAAGATGCGTGTCATGAACCCTGAGGCCGCTGGCGGCATGGGTGCAGAACAAGTCGTCACGTTGGGCAAGAAGGACATCAGCAAGGGCAAGGCTCTGCTCCATGTGATGAAGCGGAACAAGGGTCAGACAGCGGCAGCTGCTGGTGGTGCGGCGGCGGTTCTGGGTGGCACTGGCGCTGGGCTCCATCATGTGCTCAAGGGCAAGGAGAAGGACTCGTCTGCGCTCAACATCCTTGCCGAGCAGCGTGCGGCCGAGATCCTTTCGCAGTACGGTACGAGCGGCGAAGAGAAGCTGGCGTCGGCTGTCGAGCAGCGTGCGTGGGAGATGCTGGCCGAAGCGGGCTACACTGTCGAGGAGTAGTTCGAGCAGCCCATGAGAGAGTGGAACCAGATGCTGGCTTCGTTTACGGATGAGATGAGCAAGATCGCTGGGAATTCTACCTGGCAGTCGAGCTCTTCGAACCTGTTGGCGAAGCCCGCATCTGTCACCACAGGCCCCAGCTCGAAGATGACGATGAAGGCTGAGGTCAAACCAACGAACTACTCGGTAGTTCACAGTGATCAAACCGAAGCGGCGTATGGCTCGTCAGCCGGTGTGAAATCGGTTCCACCGCCGCCGGTGCGCACCTGAAGGAGAACCTATGAAGCGACGTCCGTCTGTCTTCGAGATGATCCACCAGGTGGTTGCTGACAGCCAGGAGCAACTGGTCAAGATGGCAGCCACCGGTGATGAGAAGGTGGAATCCGAGAAGAAGGACGAGGCGGAAGAGGGCGAGGGCAAAACGAAGGCAGCAGCCTTCAGCGGCCATCTCAAGGTCGCCGAGCAGTGCGAGTTCCTCGCTGACAATCTCCACCTCGTCGAAGATCAGCGCACTCCGGCAGAGAAGCTGGCCGAGCACATCGCCATCCAGCAGGCTCTCCTGAAGAGTGCGGAAGAAATGGCCACCGCCCCGCTCACCGCGGGCGTGGCTCCCGGTGGTTCTCACTCGGCCATGCTGGCAGTGCCCAACATGACCCCGGGCGGGAACCCCGCGGAGGCTGGCCATTCTGGCGAAGCGACCTCAGCCAACCAGGGTGAGAAGGTCACCAAGCCAGGTGAGCACAACTACCCGACCGACGCTGGCAACCTCATGCCGACCAACTTGGGCATGATGGCTGGCGAGCAACCGGTAGAAGTGCTGAAGCAGTCGTCCGACGCGCAAGCGTTGGCCATCTTGCAGCACTTTGCCGCCAAGGGCTACGTGGACCCCGAGAAGGTGGCAGAGCTCGAGGGTGCCACAGTCGATCCAGGCTGGTGGGCGAGTCAGAAGGGCATGGCTCGAGCCATGCGGCGCGAAGGTTCCACTGGCCTTAGCAAGGCTCTTGCGGATCCTACGCTGATTGGCAACAGGATGCGCGGTGGCCTGAAGGGTGCCTTGGTGGGCGGAGTCGGCGGTGCGGGCCTGGGTTCCTTGGCCGGCTTGGCTGCTGGTGGCTCGCGCGGTGCAGCACTGGGTGCGCTGCTGGGCGGCGGTCTGGGAGCCTACGGCGGTGAAGTCGTTGGCATGACCAAGGCCGACACGGCGCACCTCCGTGAGAGGGGCATCGATCCTCGAGTTGCTGGTCTGCTCGGCGCTCGCTTCACCCCGGAAGCAGCGAAGAAGTACCAGATGGAGGACTCCAACAAGGCGAAGAAGGCTTCTTCGGAAGTCCCTCAGCGCTTTGCCAGGGCTTTGCTTGGCAAGTTTGCGGCAGACGCGGAGAACCCGGCGCAGATCTCGGCCGGTTCGACTCCTGCTCTGCAGGCTGCTGCTGGTGAGCCCCCTGTGGTCAACCAGGGCAGCGAGACGGGCGAGATGACCCCGCGTCAGTTCGCCCCGACCAGTGGTCAGGGCGATGGCCGGCAGTACGTCGGTTCGAACGATGCTGCCATCGGCTACACGAAGGGTGAAGCCAAGCGTCCGCAGAAGCGGGCTCTTGGAGAAGTGGTCACAGAGCCGGCCCTCTCGGCAGCTCATGACCATGTGTTGGCGCAGTCGCTGGATAACACCTCCTCAGCGGGTGTGAAGATCTCCGCGGCTCGAAACGTGCTGAAGAAGGTCGCTTCGACATCACCTGCCAACCGCAAGAGACTGGACGAGATGATCAAGGCAGCCATCGCTGGCGAGCCGATCCCTGCACCTGGTGCAGAGCTCGGTGGCGCGGCGCATGCGCTCGCTGCGGAACCTCCTCCGGTTTCCGATGCGGCTCTCAGCGCAGCGGCAGAGGGTGTGACCACTGACCAGCTGGCCACCGCACAGCAGATGCTGGCGGCCCACGCTTCTCAGATGGGCGAGGCAGCAGCTTCTTCGGCAGCAGCGGCTCCGACAGGTATGGGGGAAGGTACCCCTGCACCGGCCGGCGGCCCTGCAATGATGTAGGCCCAGGCCAAAACGGAGGCAACGGTGGAAAAGATCAGTCACGGTGAAGTCCAGGCCCTCCTCAAGCAGGCCGGGGCCGCGATTCGCGATCTCGTGCAGAACTCTGCCACTCTTCAAGAGAAGGTGGCGTTCTACGAGAGCGAGGATCGAATCAGGGGCATCGCTCAGTCGATGGAAGAGAAGAACCTCAGTGCTGACCTGTCATTCGAAGAGAAGCTCGCTGCGCTACGCACGGCGAAGAACATCGAAGCGACAGAGGAAGCGGTGAAGATGGCTTCTCCTCAGGGGTTCCACATCGGGAACGCGGCAGAAGGGCCGAGTGTTTCGGATGGGGACTCCAGGGCGGCGCTCGAAATGTTCATCACGTCCGGAGATTCGCCCGAGTGATGAACGCGGAGATCCAGTAACACAACCCCTTTGGAGGAAACGGTTATGCAGAACTTCAAGCTCGTCAGCGAGTTCATCACGATTGGGAGTCGTCCGTTCGAGTTCGTCGACCCGACGATCCTCAATCCCTACGCCACCAACCCAATCGTCATGGGTGAGTTCTTGGAGCTGGACGCTGCCAGCTACAAGATGAAGCGTGGCACTGTCAACGGCGCAACGGTCCCCAGCTTCGCGTACTACGCGGAGCAGGGCGCGTACGATGTCCAGGGTCTGGGCAAGGGTCCGTTCCTGTACATGAACTGGTACGAGGCCGAGACCAAGATCTTCGACGCGACCGATCTGGCCCCAGGTGTGCGCCTGATGGTCAACGACATCAACTACGGCGGCATCGCTGGTCGCCGCGGCCTGAAGAAGGCGGCGGGTGGTGCGTGGGAGATCGGCTACGTGACCCGTCTGTCTGGCAACGGCTGGCTGCGGTTCATGAGGACCAACTAACCCCCGTTTGCTGAAAGGCGACGGCTCAGAACAAGGACCAAGGAGGAAGACAATGAGTTACGTGCAGACGGGGATCGACCTCTTCAACCAGAGAATCGAGACCCAAGAAGGCAAGGACAAGATCGCGCAGCTGACCGGGAGCTTCATTCGAGACCGTCTGCGTGAGGTTTCGTTCGCGCGGCACCTGGTTCCACCGGAGCAGGTCGTCCGCACGGACTGCCAGCGTTCCGTCAACCACGACTTGCTCGTGAAGATCGTGGACATCGAGCCGCAGAGCAAGGCCATGGCCATCGACTTCCGTGGCCAGCCGACCGCGCGCTTCATCCGTGCACCGCGTGCCGAGGTTCCCTTCTTCACCATCTCCTCGGAGAAGTTCGAGAAGACGGAGCAGGAGCTTCTCGCGTACGAGATGCCCATCACCAAGATCATCGAAGACAACACGGTGAAGGACATCCACGAGATCGAGGACCGCGAGTTCCTGCGCCACATCGAGGGCGGCGTCCAGGCGCTCCAGACCGAGACCAACACCGACCTCAACGTCAAGTACAACGCGACCACCATCCGCGCTGGTGCAGCCAGCACGACCAAGGTGTCGGTGATGAAGGGCGAGCTCGCCCTGGCAGCGAACGGAACCGACTTCGTGGTGCAGCCCGTGCAGCGCCCCGACTTCGTCAACCTGTTCAAGCTGATCGACGGCAACCGCCTGCGTGGCGAACAGCTCCTGCTGACCGAAGTCGACCACGACGACATCCTTCAGTGGACGCTGGAAGACAACGGCGACCGCATCCAGTCCGAGACGGTGGTGGACGGCTACAAGTACAACACCGTGCTGGGCCGGAAGGTCGTGCGCACGATCAAGACCGACATCCTGCGGCCGGGCAACGTCTACTTCTTCACGGCGCCGCAGTTCTTGGGCAAGTTCTACGTGCTCAACAACACCAAGTTCTACATCGACAAGATCGCCAACCGAATCACCTGGCAGAGCTGGGAGGACATCGGCATGGCGATCATCAACATCGCGTCGGTGCGGAAGCTGGAGCTCTACCGCGGCTCGGTTCGTCCGTCGAACGTTGGTACGTCGACCGACTCCGGCTACGAAGCGGCAGTGCCGAAGGCTGAAGAGGACCTGGGCGCTGAGAACAACCGCGTCGATGCGGGCCTGCACTTCCCGGTGGTGCACCAGTACTAGCCCGGTGGCAGGCGGAAGGTGATGATGAATCGGTTGGCGCCGTAGGTTAGACGCTCTCCTGCGGCGCCAACCGCTCTTCTTCAGGAGATGCAGATGCAAGAACCCGAATACCTTCTGGTGCGGCATCTCGGCCGCAGCAAACTGACAAGGACAATCAGGGCCACACGGCCTGGCATGAGCTGGAACACCTTCACAATGGAAGGTGGCGTTCGAATCCGTTCCGGTCAAACCTCACAGGTTGGAGTTGAAACCCTCCTGCGCAACATCGAGCTCTTCCTTGAGGGTGTGGAGTACGCCTTCATCGAGGTGGCCACCGATCAGCACAAAGTTCTCTCACTCGACGACCTCCGCGAACTTGCAAAGCTGCCGCTCCAGAAGAGCGGAGCCCCCAAAGCGGAACCCGAGGCTGCAGCTCCGATAGAAGAGCTGCCAGTGGAGGCTCCGGTCGAGCCAGAGGGAACTCCTGAGCCAGAAGTCCTGGCTGAGCCAGTGATGGTGGAAGAGCTGGCAGTGCCGCCGGCACCAGCTCCTGAGGTCACCCCGGACCCAAGCACACCGACCGACCTTCCGGCTGAGCCAGAGCCGGTTCGTAAGTCGGTGAAGGTTTCACGGAGGAAGGGATGAAGATCTGGAACCTGACGGACGATCCAAGACTGGACGTTCCAGCTCATACCAGGGTGGTCCTGGGCCAGACGGTTGCCCCGGGCAAGTACGCCAACGTCTCGGACAATGCTCTGGAAGGAGCAACGAAGCTCCAGAAGGAGATCGATTCGGGCATGTTGTTTGTGGGCGAGAAGCCTCCGCAGGAGTATCTGGTGGCTCTCGACCGTGCTCGGGTGAAGTTCCGCGGCAAGCGAACGCATCAGCACGGCATGACCCCGAGGACCAAGACTGTCACCGTGAAGGATTCCGTTCCGGTGGAGGATCGCCCATCGGTGAAACTCGTGGAGCGGTCCTTCCGGAAACGAAGCGGTAAGTGATGTACGGGAATGCTCCGAACCGAGTCACGAGCTACGATCTCAACGACCCCGTCATCTCGAGGCTCGTTGAGCACGTACGCTTATTCATGCGTGACTACCCGGAGCTGAACCGTCTCACCCACGGGCACGACCACAGTGATCGGCACATCCTCTGGGCCATCTTCGATGCAGTGAGCGACTGGAAGTCGACGCCGCCATTCCTTGGCCAATCGCTGAACGACATTCTCGACCGCGGCTGGTTCTCGGTGTTCATTCGAGGTGTGGTCATCTCGTTGCTCGAGAGCTTGGGCCTTCTGCACATGCGCAACTTCCTGTCCTACTCGGACGGTGGTGTCAATGTGCAGACCGAGAACCCTCAGATGATTCAAGCCTGGCTGACGATGTTCAAGAACGAGTACGAACAGAAGAAGACGCGGATGCTCATCGCGTGGAACCTCGAAGAAGCACTCGGCACTGAAGGT